AGTTAAGCTGATTGTAATACCAGCTGATTCGAGCTCTTTACGAGTGTTGGCGATTCGCACACCAACAAGCTGTTGTTTCACAACCTCTAGGGAGAGTTTCCCTAGTTCAGCTTCTAGCTGTGCCTTTGCTAGAAGCGAGCTTATACTCATAAGCGAAGTGATATCATCTTGTCTCATAATTACCTCCTTGATATGAGAGTTCTTGATATAGAGGGAGAAGTACCTATATCTATAATAATAATAGTAAGAGCATAAACAAATAAGCATTCTTATTTATTCATACCCTTACTTTTACTACTTCAGATACACCATATAGGTAGGTTAGAAGAGTGTGACCCCTCTCCCAATTTTGCACTAAAATAAAGGTTTTGCAGCTTGCGAGTTTGCTACGGTTTAGCTTTCACGGAAAAAAGTTTTGGCGTTATAGCTTATTTTGTGCGAGATATATTTTTTTTTTCTTGACACTATTTTATATCTATGCTATTTATCTATTAGTAAACCAACAGAGAGAAATAGATAAACGAGTAAAGCGAGCGAAGAGAAGATAGCTCTTCACGAACAAAGGGAACGAGCTTAACGAGTTTAGCTATGACAGTTTGTAAAACTCTTTTTTGGGCTAATAAAAGCTTGGAAATGTATCTACAGGTAGAAACCGTAAAAAAGGAGATAGAGATGCACGTAGTAGGAGATTCTTTTGGTTATATATTGATAAGAGAGTTAACCCCTCAGGTAAAGGGAGGGTTGGTGATGCCATTTGTAACTAAGGGTATGCACGCAGCTAGTGTAGCAGAGTTATTGAGTGGCAAGGACAAAGGTAAGTATGTTTTGTTTAGAGCTAACCGAATAATAAAAGCTATAACAAACGTAGGTACTTTTTTATTTATAGAGCCTAGTAGTATTCTTAGTTTTGTAGAGCCAGGTGAGAATGAGGAGTTTATCTCTTCTATAGATGTGGATAAGGAAATGGGTAAGGAAGGATGGATAAAATAGCTTGGAGAGAGTTAGTAAAGCGGCATAGTATAGATGATGGGTTGTTGTATTTAGGTAATGCTCTCAGTGGAGAGGTAGGAGAGGTAAGCAACGCAATCAAGAAAATAAAGATACGTAAGTTATTGGAGTATTCTGTAGAGAAGGTAAGTTCTACGGTAACTATGGAAGAGTATGTCGAGAATCTTATAGAAGAGCTTGGAGATGTTTTATTTTATCTTACAGGGATGTGTAGTAAGTTAGGGATAGAGTTAGAGGATTTGATGTCTAACCAGGCAGCTAAGTTACATAAACAATCTATGGATATAGGAATAACATTTAGGAAGTAGATATGCACACAGATAATAGCAAGGTAGGCTTCAGTAAGAAGTATGGTGATAACTTTGACAAGATAGACTGGAGTAGATATGATAGAGATAGAAGTAAGGTACAAGCAGAGAGTAAAGATACTGACGGTCTATAACGAATGGGATATAGATGAGAAGGAGATAGTAGGTGTCGAGGCTACAAAAGCAGACGCAGGTAAGTATTTTAAGTTTGATGATGGTAGTGGTTGGTATTCTAAGATAGTTGGTGTAACGCCTTTAGCTATCAGGACAGAGATTTGCATAGTCAGGAAAGATGATTATGTACACCAAGCTAAAGTTCAGTACCCTCAAACGAGCTATTCTGGAGCATTTAAGACAGAAGAGCACGAACTAGTTAGACCTTTTAATAAACCAGAGAGAAGGTGTGTGTATAGGTTAATGCACGACCAACCTATAAAGTATTTAACAAAGAGGATTAAGATGTTAACATTAAAAGGATTGCAAGCTAAGTTAGAAGATAAAGGTATAGATGAAGAGTTTATAATTAATCTATTGATTAACTCTGCCTCTAAGGGTAATGAGAAGGTAAAGTCTATAAGTATATTGGCTAGGATAGGTGGTATAGAGTTAGAGCCTAACAATACTCCTAATCATCCTAAGGCTTTATTTGTACAAAACAATTTAACAATTCAAGACCAACGAAGAAACAGAACAGCAGAGCTTCCTAGCACAACTTTATTGAAGGAGATGATAGCTCAAACCAAAGATAAGATAGATGAGGTAGTTGAGACAGTACCTTTCCAGAAGGAGCTTTAGCGTGGTAGGAGAATGACGCTGATACTTTAACAGGCACGTGTAAGAATTATCAGTACGCTTGGACTGAAGCTATTTATGTAGAAATAGATTTTTTTGATAGGAGAAGAAGGTGAACCTTAGAGATATTCAAGCATTAGACCCAGAAGAGCAAAGAGCTTTGTATTATTCTATGGGGGTTGATACTGCTTTGTTTGCTAAGGTTGTAATGAGTCACATTGTAACAGAAGTTCCTGAATTCCATAAAGAGATATACAGTATGTTAGATGATATGACTCAAAGAAAGTATAATTATAGTGCTAGTGTAATATTCAGGGGTGGGTCAAAGAGTACTCTTAGTAAAACAATAAAAAGCACACAAGACGCTTGCTATTCTCACGAACCAGTAACTATGCTAATATCAGAGAGTTTAAGTCAAGCATCTATGGATTTGGTAGGGTTACAGGATGAGTTAGAGAATAATGAGATAATAAAAGGTTTGTACGGTAACCTGAAAGGCAAGGTTTGGAACACTGAAAATGCAGAACTGTCTAATGGTAGCTTTATCTGCGTTAAGGGCTCAGGTTCAAGGGTTAGGGGCTTTAAATGGAAGAATCAAAGACCTACTAGAATTGTGCTAGATGATTTTGAGTCAGAGCATAACACACGTACAGCAGCGCAGAGAAAAGAGGTCAGGCAATGGATAAACGCACAAGTATTGCCATCAGGTACTCCCAATACTATCTTTCAGTTCTTTGGAACAGTAGTTCACCCTAATGCTTGGTTAGCTAATGTCCAGGACTTAGAATATTTTCAAGGTAGTAAGGGTAAGTTTATTAGATATGCTATTGAAGAGAATGGTGTTCCTGTTTGGAGTAGTAGATTTAACAAGAAATGGATAAAGGATAAAAGAAACTTTTACAAAGACCAGAACCTTTTATCTTTGTTTTTACAAGAGTATTATCATATTCCTTCGATATTAGGTGAAGCAGCCTTTAATATTAACGCTATAAATGAACTGGATGGTGTTTTTGGATGTTACGAACATATAACTTATGTAGAGGTGAATGGCAAGAAAACACTGGTAAATACCTTTATAGGTGTTGACCCAGCCAGTAGTACCAGCGAGAAAGCCGATAATACGGTAATCTTTGTTATTGGAGTAACTCCAGACAATAAAATTATAATATTAGATATATTCGCAGACAAGATAACAACAACAAATCAAGTAAGTAAGATATTTGAATATGTCAGGAAATACAGACCTAAGCACGTAACAGTTGAAACTCAAGGTTACCAGTTAGCTTTAGCTGATTGGTTAAGAGAAAAAATGAATTTAGGCTGGAGTCCTGCCTTTGCTATTAGAGAATTTAAGTCTAGCAAGAGTAAAAACAATAAATTCATAATGGGTCTAGAACCTTTAATTAACACTGGTAGATGTGTGAAGATAAAGAATTGCAATGGCTACGCTACTTTTGAAAAAGAAGCTAGAGCATTTAACGGTGTCGAGAAAGAACACGACGATACATTAGACGGATTCTTCCTTGCAGCTCTAGATATGTATCCTCCTGGAAATTTTAATGTTGACAACTTGATAAAAAGAGTTAAGTCTGGGAGAAGAAAGAAAAGAAAAAGGTCTTACGCAGCATTTTAGGAGATATAGTGGAAAGAACAAAGTTAGATAAGCAAGCAGCTCTGAAGCTTTATAAAGAGCTATCAAGTTATGAAAATCAACAGTACATAAGCCATCAAAAGAATTGTGCTAGCAATAGGTCTTTTTATTTTGGTGACCAGCTAACAGTAGATGAGTTAGAGGATATTAAAGCAAGAGGACAGTTCCCCTATGCGATAAACAAAGTAAGAAAGGCAGTTAGAGGAATCACTGGAATGTTAACCGCCTCGCTTCCTAAGTTTAAATTTGTAGCTGTAGGAGACTCTGATAATAGTAAAGCAGCTCTTTGCAATAACTTATTAGATTGGGTTTGGAGAAACTCAGATGATATACAAGGTTTCCAGAAAGTAATAAAGAGAGCTACTATTGATAATATTGCTTATTTTCACGTAATAAGAGACAGAAGAGGGTATATCAAGTATGTTCCACTAACTTATGCTGATGTTGTAGTTGACCCTAACTCAAAAGATAGTATGTTTAGAGATGCTTACAGAATAGCAATCAAGAAATATATCCCTGTAGAATTAGCTAAGGTGCTGTATGGGATAGACAACTTACAAATGGATAACCCTCTTGCTTACTCAGATATGATAAATACAGACGGAACACAAGCATTTCTAGGTAAGATTTTCTCTGCTGACAGGAACTACGTATTAGTTTATGAAACTTATCGAAAACAATACGTAGCTGTTGATAATAACTTTGCTGAAGTTAGAATAATAAAAGAGACCTTAGTTGGTTTTGAAGATATGTTTACTGAAACACTAGACCCAGCCATAACCGAGTACCCCATAATTCCCGTGTACGCTGAAGATACAGAGAACCCTTATAAGTTAGGTGAAGTTTACTTTATGAAAGCTCCTCAGAAATTCATCAATAAAGCTTATGGGGTTGCTCTGTATAATGCTCAATTGTTATCTAATCCTAAAGTATTAGTTAGAGAAACAGATATTCCAGGAATGGATATTGAGTCATTTGAGGATAACTTTTCTACTCCTGGAGCTATAGGTGTGCTGACGGGTAACGCAGGTGACCCAATAATAGTTCAAGGGCAACCTCTAAACAGTGCTTTCTTTACTATGTACCAAGATGCTGTTCATCAGTTTGAGCAAGCTACACTCCCTTCTGAAGTGTTAGGGTTTAATAATAGTTCAGGACGACAAAGAGTTTCTCAGTTGCTTGATATTAAAGAAACAGTACTTGATACTTTTAAAGATTTTGCAAGTAATATAGAGAAGGCTGTAGCACAATTAGGAAAAGTATCCTTGCAATACATAAAAGCTTACCTGAAAAAAGAAACTGTTATTAAAATAAACGATGGTGAAGATAAGTTTAAACAAATCGAATTAAACAAACAACAGGGGTTAGATATGAATAACCCTAAGTCTGTAGAGAGCTTTGTTAAATATTTAAGGAGTCAAGGTGTTTCCGATAATGAAATAGAGCAAAGATTGAACTTAGCTATGGAGAATAAAGAATATGCAGATAGTATTAACTATATCATTAACGATATCAATAATCTAGAATACGATGTGTATGTTATACCTGGTTCTTACAGTCCTACTTATAAAATGGCTATTCTTAGACTGATGATGGAGCTATATGAGATGAATGCTGTAGATAACACTGCAATTATCGAGAATGCTCCTATTGGTAACAAAGAAGAGATGTTGAATAGGTTTAGTGAGAATAGACGTTTATATTCCGAGAATGAGGAGTTAAAGGCTCAAATTCAAAGTATAGAAGAAGTATTGAAGAGCAGAGAGAAAGAGCTTGCTGATTTAGGTATCAAGAATGTAATAACAGAAGCTAAGTTTAAGCAAGAAAAGATTATTGCTGACACTAGACTCAAAGCTTACCTTTCTAAGCAAAGAAATAAACTAATCTCTACGGAGATGATTAATAAAATAAGAGACGAAGTAAGAGATATTCAGTTTGCAGCTAAGGTTGAAAAAGCAAAAGCTGAACTTGCAGCTAAAACTGAAACTGAAGTAGGTGAAAGTGCAGAGGCATTAGTAGCTAGATTGTTTGACCAAAGACAGATTGAGGAGAACTTATGATTAATTTAAAAGAAAGACTTGGGGATTATACTCCAGGCAAACCGTTGATTTCACCAAGACACAGCTTTAATAGAGCTGAGTTTACCCCTGATATCCAGAAAGATATTATAAACAATTACTTTGGAGCACCAGTAGAAGTTCCAGCTCCTACATATGCTCCTGAACAAATTCCCCAACAGGTAAAGAATGATGAACCTGTTATATCTCCCGAAGAGCTAGCAAGGTATGAAAGAATGGAAGCCTTGATGACCCAACCTCACGTATTAAAAGCGATAGGTGACGCAGTACTAGCTCAGACCCAGACTGCCAACACTCAAAATACTAATGTTGGAGCACCACCTCAGTCTCCCGCAGGTGCACAACAGATTGAACCCCCTCAAGGTCAACAAGCGCAACAGCGTGAACAGATTGACCCGAATGAGTTTATTAACAATTTATGGGAGGATTTGAAAGGACAAACCGCCAATGTCGAAATCAATCAGAATGAACAACCTGTAATGAATGCTTACACGCCTCCTGTAGTGCCTCAAGAACCACAGCGTCCTTCATTAGCAGAGCAACTAAACCAAGAGCAACAACAAATGTTAGCAATGGCACAGCAGGCAGGTATTAACCCACAAGAATTTAGTTTATTTATGGAAGGCTTGTCACCCCAAGACTTCATTAACCTTTATAACAACAACAAACTAGCTAAAACGAATACACAACAAACTGCACAAGCCCCTCAAGCTAACTTAGCTGAGACACCTGGTCTGCAGCGAGTTCCTGTTCGCACAAGCTACGTTTCACCTCGAGCCGATGTAAACAGGTTCGGAGTGTAGGAGAATAAAATGATTAATTATAACCTTTCTACTACAAGTGGTGAAGGTAATTCTGCACCACAAGCGTTAAATAGCCTTCAGACAGGCATAGGCGCACAAGACATTCACCTTATTGGTGATAAATATATGATAGATATATACGGAGATATGGTATCATACAATCCTCAAGACACAGTATTATTGTCCATTATAGCAGGGCTTGGTTCAAAACCAATGAACTCTCCGTATGTTACTTGGAACGATGATTACAATGGTAATATGTGGGCTGACTTAAAGTTCGATATTCTAAGAGCAAGACAAACCGTAGGCGGAGTTCTCAATGCAGGAGAGTTAAAATGGACAAAATCTAATTTAGCTACTCAAGCTTACCAAGCTACTCTTGCTAATTTCAAAACTAAACTTTACTTCATTGAATCCGATGATGATATCGTTGGAAAGAAAAGTGTGTTTGTACGCAACTTAGGTAACCTTCTAAAGAATCTAGGATACAGAAGTGTAGATGATGGTGGTACAGCGGTTACTGACGGAAGTGAAACTGGATACATTTCTGAAAATGGAACTACTCCTCTTTATGTTGCTTTTGAAGATATCTATTTTAACACTAACGGAGTAGATATGCAAAAGCACGAAGTTATTGCTAAAATAAATAGCTTAAGATGGGGAGACTCTTATCTTGACACAGTACGCTCAGGCACGTATGATGATTATGCTTTTGAGCTTGAACTTGATTTCTCTGACTCTAACGCTGATGACATAGCTTCTAACTCTGTTATTCTATTGGAAGAGATAAATACTGGAGCTGGAGCTGCTTTCAATGGCGATGACGGTTTTACTCGTCTTTCTCGTATGGGTTTAATTGGCGACTCTCAGACTCCTCCTGACGCTATTGCAGAGGGTGAGAACTTTGAGAGTGGTGGCAATTTCATCTACAGTGTAGAAAATGTTCAGAACAAATCTCAGATTTTCACTTCACCTAGATATGGCGTTACAGGAACAAGACAAGCATCAAAGGCTCGATTCTTTGATGAGTTCCAGCTTTCTCGTGCTCGTAATCTCTCTCTTTACAAAAAGAATTTAAACGCTGCATTGTTGAGAGGAGTACAGAGTGAGGGCTTTAGTAATACAACAGGTAAACCAAAGAGAACTATGTCTGGTATTCTTGATTACTCTACTTTCCCTATTCGTTATATGAAAGTAAAGTTTCCTAGTAGTTTTGCAAATGGATTTGAGTTAGCTAACTGGATTGACCACATAGTTTATTCCCTTCAAGCATTCAGACAGACAGGTGGGGCTAAAGCTTTCACTTGCCTTGTATCTCAGAATATCTTGAATAAATTAAGTAGAGCTAATGCTGCAATTGGTTCTTCTAACGGTAATGTCTTTGGCGGTATCTTCACGGTAAGTCCTCCATCTTCATTGACTCTTGGATTGCAAGTGTATGAATATAAGTCTGTTTATGGAGTAATCAGATTTATTCACGAACCATCATTTGACTTAATGCCAACTCTAAAAGCTAGTACTACTACTCTTGGTGGTGTGCCACATCATCTGTTCCCTAATGGGTTGAACCCTCGTAACATCCTTATGATTCTTGATAAAGGATATATTAAGCAAAGAACTCTTAGACCTGACAAAATCTATGGAAACATCCAGAATGTTGGTCAAGATGCTTTTGAAGAAGCGATGAGAGGAGAACACTCTTTAGAGTTGAGATTCCCACGTAACCATTGTATTGTTGACGTTAGCTAATAAAATGCTGAGTGGAGATGCTTTTTTGTGTCTCCACTCCTAATTAAGGAGATTAAAATGGATATACCTAAAAAGATAACCTTAGCTGGATTTGACGTAGTGAGAGCTAAATTTGAGCTTCCTAACGGCAAGATTATTGTTCTTCGTAGAGGAGAGACTTATGAAACTTCTGACCCTGAAGAGTTAGATTTCTTTTCCACACAAAGAGTGGTAAACATAAGAAAGCCAGAAGGCAAAGAGCTTGAGAAGTATATATCTCAACAATTGATACCTACTGTTGACAATCTTACTATAACTGCTGAAATGGTTGATGAGTTTAAATGGTCAACAGAAGCAGAAGAGAGAGTAATAGCTAAGCTTATTGAGCGTGGCTACAAGGTAGAAGAACCAGATATCACTTACAAAGTAGTTGAAGCTAATAAGGTAAAATTAAAAGATAGCGAAGAGTTTTTACCTGTTGACACTGTTATTGATACTAACAAAGCATATAATAAAACTATAGCTCAAATGCTTGGTTATGGGTGGATAAAGTAATGGATATTGTATCAAGAGTTATCTCTACCTTAGTAGAAGGAGAAGCTAGAACATTTGACCACGCTATTTTTGAAGTAGTGCTAAATGAAGTAGGCTCTACTTTAAGTATTGAAGCTATTGACTTTGCAGGAGAGCTTCAAACTCTTGGTACAATAACTACAAATGGGGCTACAGGCGTGAAAAGAATATTTATAATCCCTCTTACTCCTATAGCTGTTAGCCATATTTTTTTTAAGATTACTCTTTCTGGTAATATTGACGAGTTTAATTCTTGTGTGGTTGTTTCTAAATCTAGTTCTGCGATGGTGTTAAGATGACTTTATCAGAAATGCTTCAGATGTCTCCCTTTTTAACTATAGAGAATATAGAAAAAGCTTATTTCGATATAATTAAAAAGATATCTTTACCTTTGGCTTTTGTCCCAGTTATGATGGATACACAATATGCAAAATGGAATGGATTTGAGTCTCCTGCTTTATGTTCTGGAGAAGAGATAGCAATAAAGGAGATAGTAAACTTTAAGGGTGTTAAAAGATATAATAAAACATTTTATACTAACCTTAACGTTTCTACTGCTTCTCCTCTAAGGATAGGTGTACCTGCTACAGCATATCAAGGGTTTAGTAAAACAGAGATAGAGAACTCTAACAAAAGCGATATAAATGAATCAAGGAACTTAGTCCCAGAGATATATCAAGAAGATACACTAATAGTGTGTACGAATTATGACTCTTTTGATTCAGAGAGTAATCCTTATTTTTGGATGTTAGCTTATTTTTATCCTTATCTTGTAAGGTCAGAGACTTCTGCCAACACTTATAATATTACTAGCATAAGTCCTACTTTGACAGATAAGTATGTTGTGGATGAGTTCTTGATGTATCCTGTAATAGCTAAAGCTATATCTTTTTATTACCAGGAAGAATTAGACCCTATACAAGCTACAGCTTATGATAATGCTACTATTCAATATTTAAATATTTACAATAATAGTTTAAACGCTTTATATGGTTCTGCGTTTGACAAAATAGGAAACTTGGAGGCTATGTCGTTATGAGTATAGTTAATGCACTTGATGGGCTAGGGATAAATTATCAAGAAATACTTAATGATTTACTTTCTAATATGCACAGTGCTATGTTCAAAACTAACTCACTAAAAGTTATTTCCGTTAGCGGAGATAATGTGGAGAATAGCTACAGAGAAATAGATATTACAGGTATCACTAAGATACATAATGGCGTGAGAGAAATACTAAGAGAAACTATTAATGTTGTAGATGGAATTACTACACAAACAACAGAACAGCCAACAGATAATATTACTGTTGTTAAGAGTGGTAACAAACTACTCCTTCACGCCGACGATACAAGCGTTTCCTGGTCACTAAGTGTTAATTATGTAAATAGAACCAATGACAATATTTCAGAGGCTCTACGTAAAGATTTGCTATCTTGGTTGCTTTATTTGAAGTTAGGAGACACTGCTAATGTGATAGGTTGTTTGCGAAGAATAGATACTACATCTTTTAATGTTGTGTCTGAGAATGCACACGTTCGGAGTAGAAAGATAAAACAAGGAAGGATAAAGCCGTGTACCCTATAACATTTTGTAAATTTACTGGAGACGTATTAGATGCTTCTATAAAGGGAGCACACATAATGGCTCACGGTTTTGACGGTTTAACAAATCAATATGATTTGGATTTAACTCCTCCTTTTAGAGTATTTGATATAAAGTCATTTAATTATGACAGGGTTGCTAGTCCTTTAGCTGATAATTACGAAGACCCTTCTTCTAAGGATATAGATGCTTATACTCTTGAGTGTGAAGGATTAAGTTATATCGGAGGTATTGTTGTGGGAGACAGAACTCCTTTGCTTAGAGTTTCCCCTCCTACTCCTACTTTCTTGACTGACTTATTAGCTTCTAGTCTTTATGCTTTATGTCAAGGAGACGTAAACGTAGCTTTTGCTTTTATACAATCTGCTAGTAAAACTATCTCTTTGTATATGCAAAGGAGTGTAGATACTATTAAAACAAAACAAAAACAAACAGGGAGAATAAAGCCTTATGAGTTATGAAAAACCAAGTATGGTAGGAAAGTTTAATCAGTATAAAGCTAGTCCTGCTAACAAACTTTCTGTAGATTTATTAAGAAAGGCTGAGGGCTCTGTTCCTCTTTTTATTCCTATAAATATAGGATTTAACGCTGTACATTCAAATATTCTTAAAAATATAAATATAAAAAACGCTATCCTTTGTAAAACAATAGAGACAGGTAGCATCTCTCCTGGCAAATCATTAAGTCTAAAAAAGTTTGCCCCTAGTACCATTACTCCTTCAAGAATAGGGTTAAACAGAACTCTTTACACTCTTAGTGAAGCAACTCCCTCCAGGTTGCTAACTTCTTCCTGTTCTAAAACTGCTGGAGCTCCAGATGCTACCTCTGTATTGTTTGATGAGAAGTTACATAATGTGAACATAGCATCATCTGGTGCACTTATTGGTCCTACAATTATTAACTTAGAAAATGTAGGAGCAGTAAATTACACAAGCAATAATAACTATTTTGATATTGCTGCTCTCTTTACGATGCAAGCAACTTTTCTTTCATCGGGAACACCAACTCAAGATGTGTTTACTTATTATACTAAAAGTGGAAGTGTTCTTGGTAGGGTATTTAATGATTGTATATTTAGAGTATCAACAAGTGGAGTAAATGTTATTTCTTTTGGTAATACCTTTAAAGAAAAACATAACAATACATTACGATTATGTAACATAACAAGCAACACTAGGTTCAACGTAAAAGCAGTAGCTCCACAGGTTGTTTCTCCAGATATGGGTAAGTATAAGTATTCTCACGTTCAACGTCTTAGTGGTAGGCAAATGTTCGTCTTAGATATATCTGAACAAACGACTTATAATTTAATATCCTCTGGTTTTGCGAGTGCAACAGAGTATTTGGTTTACTCTACTAGTGAGATTAGTATCTATATGTCAAACAGTGAAGTAGCTGTTGATTTAGATGGGATTAAACATTTTGCTGCATTATCTTCAAGTGATGCTTACGATAACCTGATAGAGGTAAAAGAAGTAACTAACACCCCTGACTATAAATCTTATCTTCTAATAACTAAGACCACAAGCATTTATATTGCTGTTAGACGAGAATATACTTTTAGTGGAGGGCATCTTCTAAGCTCACCTAGTGATTGGCATTTGGTTGTGGTTGAAGAGAATACACAGTTAACTCCTGCCACAGTCACTGAAGGTTATACTGAAATTAGAGCTAGAGAGTCTTCTGATATTTGTTCTTTCGGAGAATTAACTTCTCTGTCTAAAATATTATTAGGGACTAAGGATTTGATGCTAATGTCTTCTAGTCTTGAAATAACTCATAGATATGGGGCTCAAGATTTTAAAGTTATAGCTGGCGGTTGGTTTGACCAAGCTTTAGTTTTATCACAAGCTCAAGGTATTTGTTTTTCTTTAAGCAATACAATGGTTATACCTAATCCTTTCTTATCTGAGTTCTACGGTCAACAAGAAGGGATAAACCATACAAAAGATAATACATCTACAAATAATGACGAACCAGCATCTCTTACTTGGACAACCCTTTTGAATGGTAGGGGTGGTGGAACTGAGTGGTATTCTCATCAAAGTCTCTCTGCCTCTGATGCTAAAAATTCATCTATAGTTTTATTTGAAACTCTTTCTATTGATTCTAATGGTGGCTTTCACTCTTTGCCAAGAGCTATAAACGAAATAGCTGGATATAACCCAATGTCAACATTTATTAATTGGAGTGCTAATTTCTTTTCAATAGGAGAAGATGACTTTGTATCTTCAGGTAAGACGCTTTACAAAGCCTCAGGACTAGGTAAATTAATGCCTAACCCTAATGATGTAGTAATCTCTGGATATAACTTATATCGTAGTGTTAGAAGCTATATTGTCGCCTCTAAGAAGGGTGTGGCAGATATATATAGTTACGATAAGAACAGGGGCATTATCCTTGTTGCAACAATAGAAGGTGACTTGTGTTGTACTCCTGAAATGTATAACAATGTTATGTTTGTACCTACAGAAACAAACGATATGTTTAATATATACAGATTAGACAAGAATGGTGTCTCTTTGATTTATACAAGCAAGATATCTTATAGTAGGTCAAGTTGTATATTCACAAGAGAAGAAGGTATTCTTATCTTTTATCAGGTTACTGACTTTGGTTCAATAATATATTCTATTTCTGATAACAGTGTTAGTGTTGAAAGAAACCAGTATAAAAGTGCAGGTAGTTTTGTTTCTACAACTATCAATGGAACTCAAAAAGTTCTATACAAAGAAGAGACTACCAATTCCTTGTACGAGATAGATTCTTCTAATGCTACTTCTTTTATTATTGATTCACAATATATAGACCTAACAAAGACAGGTAATACTTTTGTGTTAACAGGTATAGTTATACAAACAGAGTCTTTAGACAGCTCATCCGAATATACTTGTACCGTGAAATCAGATGGTCAAACTATCGCTAACATAACAAACACCTTTTCTACTAAAGAAGAAAGGATTAATAGACATCTAACTGGGCTTATTCCTATAAACGGCTTATCATACTCCTTTACAGGAATAAGAATAAAACTAAACAACATAAAAGCAGAAGGATATTATCAGGAGGTATAATGAGCAACACAACAGACTTAATAGATATTTTTGCCGTTGCTGAGCCTAAGGTTGACGAAGCTAAAAGCTTTATCAAAAAAGAACATTTCTCTGAAAAAGGTGGAGGTTTCTTTTCATTGGGTATTGGAACTTTGGTAGATACCTTTAACTATAGTCAAAGGAAAAGTGACTATAATAAAAGGATGTCCACACTTAGAGAGTATCTAAAAAACAACAGAGTAGATGACTCGACAATTGCAATATCGGCAGCTAAAGATGCTAACGCTATGAGATTTATCAATAGTAGTTATAATCAAGACACAACAAATCAGAATGAATATATAGGTGGCACACTGTCTGGAACTATGTCTAGGTCAATAGGCAGAGAGTTTGCTAAGACACAAGATTTGCCTCAGAAGATTATAGATAGTTTGCAAGTTCCTGAATTTAGACAGAACATAATGTCAGCAATGATTCAGAACACTAAAGATATTTCTACTCAGAAAGCAAACCTACAAGATATTATTAAAAGGATAGAAAGGTATAAAGTATGAGTGCTTTAAACGATTTAATAAAAGGCAAAGGAAGATTTAAGTGGACATCAAGTAGTTGGAACGCAGTCTCTACTGGGTTAGGTGTAGCATCTACAGGTCTAGCTCTTACTGGTTTTGGTGCTCCTGTTGCAGGGATTACTTCTGCTTTTAGTGCTGCTGCAGGATTAAAAGCTAAAGACGCACACAAAAATGAACTTAAGGATAGTATAAGAGACAATAAAGAGAACATTCGTAATGACGCTTATAAGGCTTTAAGAAGCACAAGTGTTTCAAGTGCTTTATCTACCAATACTGCTCTGAATGCTTATCGTGCAGGAGAGTATGATGTAGGTAGAAAGATTAAGGCTAGAGCAGAGAGTTTAACTTTAGACAGGATAGGTGCTATAAACAGAGGCTATAGAAATGCTATCAATGTTTCAAATCAAAACCTTGCTAAAGTAAAAGGTATTCAAGCATCTGATATAGGGATAGCTGCTGGTAAGGTTGCTCTTTCTTTCGGACTAGCTGGAGCTAACAGAGCTGATTCCCTTAAGAAGATAGCGGACACATCAGCAGCACAGAAAGTAGGGCAAAAGGCAGACAAATTAGCACTTAATAAAAGTGGGTTAAGTAGTTTTGAGAAAATCAAAGCTTTAGGAATAAGGAAATCTTCTCTTGATAAGCTAAGTTCTAGCGTTGTTAAGGGAAACGTGATAGATGAAACAAGTCTTTCAACCCTTATTTCTAAATTTCAAAAAACAAAAGAATCTTATGAGAGTTTAAAGACAGCAGGTAAGTTTGGTCTTTACGGAATACAAACAACAGAAAGATACTAGGAGGACTTATGGATAACAATGGTTTATTAGCATATCTTTTAAATAGAGAGTCTAGAACTTATGAAAGACATACTCAGATACTCTCAAACATCTATTACAGAATGATTGAGAACGAATATAAGAATAAAGTGTTTAACAGTAATGAGAGAGACAAAGAGACCTCATACAAAGAAAACGTGTATGATAATGCTTTATCAGCATTAGAAGTAGGATTTAGAAGATTTAAAGGTATTGCTAAAAAAGATATAAATGAGTACAGAGAAAAAACTCCTGAGAGAAACCTCTTAGAACTAAGAGATGCCCTTAAAGAAAGAATAGAACAAGAGAAAAACCCTGTGTTAAGGAATTCTAAAAGAGTAGAGTTTGATAATTTCCTTTCTAATAAAGACTTTGAATCTCCCAATAAGAACTCTCTAGATACTTCATTTTTCTCTAGTCCTTTTTCTATAAACAGACAAAACAGAAACAAAGAGCTTGATTCTTTATTTCAAAGTGTAGAGGTGTAGATATGGTAGATGATGTAGATAAGGTATTATATGATGTAGCTAACTATCCTTATGGATACCACAATCTCGAGAATAAAAGGGAATATTCTTGGGAAAACACCAATCGTGCAAGTGACGCTAAAGCAGCAAAACGAGAGGAAATGAAGAATGCTCCAAACGAAAGCATAGAACTTCAACCAGCAGAGAATGCGCCTGAAGTAGATAAAATAAACATTAGCATTAACGGTAGAGGCGACGACGGTGGAGACGACGGTGGAGGCGACAAATATGAAACTGATACTACTAGATTGTTGAACGCTATTATCGGTATGTCAACAGGCGAGTTAATAGGTGGAGACTTTGCCAATACTAAAACAATCAAAGAAAGGATTAGCTATAATCTTCAGAAGAAGATGCTGAGAGCTAGCTTTCTCGCTACCTCTCTAGTGAAAAGTGCTTTCTCTAGTCGTGTAGCTATGGATGCTTACCAAAGTCAGCTTGATAAAAAACAAACCTATGAAACGCTCAACGAGCAGCTCTCAGTGGCTTTTACCAAATTAAAGTCTAACGATGAGACCACAAAAAAAGATGGCTTTAGAACCATACGTAATCTCTCACTAGGACTACAACAGTTAAAGCAAGAAGAACTTGCTGTACAAAACTTAGGGCGTGTGATTGAAGCGGTGCAGTACTTAGAAACACTAAATAGCAAAGTTATTGATTTAGAAAAAGGTGTGGAAGGTTATATGGCAGCACTAAAAGTTTTTTATCAAAAAAACAAAACTCGTATAGAAGGTAAGCTTAATACACAAGAAAGAGAGAAGCTACAGAAAAACATAGCTGATTTGCTTTCGTTATTTGGTGTTGAGGGGGATTGATGGCTGTTGATGTAACTATAGACCTCAATAAAGAAATACCAAGTAAAGAGTTCTATAATAAAATAGGTAAGCCTATTGTTGATAGATACGCAGAGGATTTTAACAATTTAAACTCATTAGCTATCTATGCTAACGAAAGAGTAAAAGGTAATAACAAAGCTGCTATCACTTTGTTTGGTGCTATTACCAGACCCTCAGATATAGGGATGTCTGAGGAAGACGTAAAGGAGAATCCTATTGAAGCTATCTATCGTAGAAATAATAGAGAGTTAGCTGAAGTGTCTTACGAGGTTTATAAGAGTGCATATCGTAATTCTGCTCTTAGCGGTGCAGCAAGACAAAAAGAAGCTATTAATAAGGCTAATGATTTCCTTTATGCAGAGACACAAAAACTATCTAAGTATAGTTATAAATCTTCCCCTTTTGAGAAGCAAAAGTTTATGCAAGCTTTAGCTAGTTTGTCTTATGCCTTCAATGGGAAAGACGATAGATATGAAGCAGGGCAATTAGGCTATTTCCCTTATGATAACAACTATGATATTGCTCCAGTCGTAACCCCTGTAGATTTATCATTAAACATAGGGTCTAAGTCTGGTGCGTTTATGACTAATACCTTCGACAAAACAGCTACTGGTAAAGCTGTAATGCTTACACAGAAATATAAAAGAGCTGCTATGTTTGAAGCTATCAATCAGCCTGGTGACCTTGCCTTCTTATCTGAGAGTGCTAGGATGTGGAGTGAGGCTGCTGGATATGCTGCTATGTTTGCAGAGATGGCTGTAGTAGCATACTTAACTAGAGGAGCTGGATTAGTAGCTCTCTCCGCTATAAACGGAGGACTTAATGATTACTTAGATAGTGTAGCATTGTCTCGCAAATATATAAAAGGTAACCCTTTTCAGAAGGCTCATCTTCAACCATTTTTAATCTCTCGTGGATTAGAGGTTACTACTTCAGCTCTTAGCTATGGTCTTATCGGTCCACGCTTTTCAGAGAAGATTGTAGATTTTGGAATAGACAAACTGTTACGCAAGACACAATCTGACGTGCTCTCTCATTGGGCTGCTACAAGCGCACGTAATGCTGCAACCTTATTTGCTGATAGTGCTGTAGATACAGGCTTTGATTTCATTGTATATGGAGCAGCAAGGTCAGTAGATGGAGATAAAGGCAATATACTCACTGCTCAAGATTATAATATGTATGACCCTGATAATATTTTTAGAGTATTCCTGCAGAGAGGTATTATGCGTATGGCTAATGCTAGTACACGTAACATTGTCACTCTCTTTAACGGTTCTGATAATGGGTGGGGTAAAAAAGAATTTTTCTATAAAGCTTATGAAGGACAGTTAGTTGCTAGAGACAAAGGAGGAGCTAGAGGCAAGATAGCAGCTAAGTTAGCTAGATTTAGCTGGAGAGTAATGGATACTGTATCTCCTAACCATTACAAAGAAATGGATATGATGCTTCGAGACTCTGGTGGTCTTATTGCTACTGTAAAAAACAAAGGTGATTACTTTGATGATTATGTTTATTCTAGCTTATACCATTATTATGAATTAAACAATAACAACGTGTATAGGATGTTTGAAAAGCTCTCACGTAAAAGCTCAGACAAAACTCTTCTTATAGATATGTTTAAAGGCAAGGATACTCTTGATATAGAGTATATTATTATGCGAGATAATAAAGTAGTAGAACTGCCTCTTGTAGATGGAAATAGAGAAGTAAACTATAAGGTTGTGGAGACTCTAGGCAAGTTTATTTCTAACGAAATTGTAGAAATAGACAAGATGAAAGATAAGAACAATAGTCCTCTTTCTTCTGCCGAGAAGCTGAAACTATTTAAAGAATTTAAAATGAATTTATTTAATGTTGCTGTTCAAACAGAAACTGTAACAAAGGGAGATACACAGAGAAGAAAGATAAAACAATTAAACTCTGATGCTTTCTCAGCAGAGGAAAAAGCAACAATAGCGAGTCAGCTACAACTTGAAGTAAACGCTGTTATAGGAAAAGTAAAAGATAAAAAG